GGTATCGACATCAGTAACTCGCCAAAATTCATGGAAGTTGGTGAGTTGGTGGATGCCGCACTGATTGGCTTTGATCGCCGTGAGCTCGTCACCATCCCGCCGTTACATAATGCTTCACGCTGGGACACCCTCGATGCATCGCGTCAGGCTCTACTTTCTGACATCAGACAGGATGAAGCAGCCAAACGATATAAAGCACTTTAGTCAATGAGGTGCACTCCGCAGAACGGTTTTCCGGCTGTTCTGCAGAGAAGTAAACCCGATATAAACCCCTTATAGCGTTTCCTCTCAGAAGCGATGAGAAACCCCAAACAAATCATGAAGGTCTTATTCAGCATGACAAAAAAACGTGTAGCACTGGTTACTGGCGCGTCCTCAGGTATCGGCGAAGCGTCGGCAATTAAACTTTTAGCGGCGGGGTATACGGTTTATGGCACTAGCCGGCGAGGCTCCCTGGCGGGAAAGCATCCGTTTCCGTTACTGACGCTTGATGTGACAGACGACGCTTCTGTCGGGGCCGCTATTGAGGAGTTGCTGCGTCTGGATGGGCGGATAGATCTTCTGGTGAATAATGCAGGCTTTGGGATCGCTCCGGCGGCGGCGGAAGAAAGTTCTGTCGAACAGGCCAGGAATATGTTCGACACCAACTTTTTGGGCATCGTCAGGTTGACCCGGGCGGTGATCCCGCATATGCGTCATCATGGCAGTGGGCGAATTATTAACATCGGCTCGATACTTGGGGTCGTTCCGTTTCCGTATGTGGCACTTTATGCTGCCAGTAAGCATGCAGTAGAGGGGTATACGGGGGCTATGGATCATGAATTACGCACGTGGGGTATCCGGGTTTCTGTCATCGAACCTGCTTACATGAAAACACAGTTTGAAGCCAATACTATAGAGCCGGATGCCAGGCTTGAAGAGTATGACCTGATCCGGGCTAAGCTGGCGAAAGTGCTTAGCAAGGCAATGGCCGAAGCGGAAAGCCCTGAGATAGTAGGTGACGTGGTGGTTAAAGCCGCTCAGGCTTTACATCCAAAAGTGCGCTACACAGCGGGAACGCTGGCCGGTAAATTGAATTTTCTCCTCAGATTCGCGCCTGCCTCATTCCTGGATAAGGTCGTGCGTAAAAGTCTTCAGCTGGATGCAAAGGAGTAAAAATGAAATTTTCTCAACTGGCTGTTCTGACTGCAGTGTTGTTTTTCATCCTGGCCACGGTATGGATGTTTTTCCCAGAACAGCTTTTAACACAGTGGGGCATTGAGCCAACACCGGGTACCAGCATTATTTGTCGCCGCTCGGCCGCATTTTTTGCAGGAATAAGCGTTATGTGTTTCCTGGCCAGAAATGCCGGACCTTCCCCGACCCGTTATGCTCTGGCCACGGGTATCAGCACGATAGCGATTATTTCAGCCGTGCTGGGCATCGCTGAATGGAGCGAAGGGCATGTCAGCGGGCAGATCCTTTTTGCCGTTTTAATCGAGCTGTTTCTGGGCGCCGCCTTTTTACTCAGCAACAGGGCCCCTGTGAAAAATGTTACTGGCAAATACCAAGGGATAAAGAACAAATGAAAAGCAGGACGATGAAAGCCTTTACGTTTAAACGTTATGGTAAATCCCCTGAGCTGGGATTCGATGACGTGGATTTTCCTTCCCCCGGTGCTGATGAAATCCTGGTGAAGGTACACGCGGTTGGCCTTAACCCGATTGACAACATGATACCAACCGGAATGTTTAAGCCGGTATTGCATTTTAAACTCCCTGCGACGCTGGGCAGTGATTTGGCTGGGGTCGTCGTTGCAGTGGGGGCTCGTGTGACCCGTTTCACCCCGGGTGACGAAATTTTTGCCAGTATTTTCGATACGGGAACAGGCTCCCTTGCCGAATTTGCACGAGTCCCTGAAAACGCTGCGGCCCTGAAACCCGCAAATCTGAGTTTCGTAGAAGCGGCTTCTTTACCGATGGTGGGCCTCACGTCCTGGCAGGCGCTGACAGAACGTGCCGGGCTCAGGCCTGGTCAGAACGTTTTTATACCCGCAGGCTCCGGAGGAATTGGCAGCTTTGCCATCCAGTTGGCGAAGCACCTGGGCGCAATCGTGGGAACGACAACGAGTACAGAGAATGTTGACTGGGTAAGCCGTCTTGGGGCCGATGAGGTGATTGATTATAAAAAGCAGGCGTTCGATAACGTGCTGAGTGGCTACGATATTGTTCTGGGTACCCTCAGGGGGGATGTGATTGAAAAGTCCACTCAAATTCTTAAACCTGGCGGAAAGATTATTTCTCTCATCGGGCCGTTAGATGTCGCGTTCGCACGGGTCCGCGGATTGAACTTCTTACTGCGTTTTATGCTCGGGCTGATGAGCCGCAAGATTATACGTCTTACGAAAAAAAAGGGCCTGACCTATTCATTTCTCTTCGTTCGACCTGATGGAGCGCAATTAACTCAAATAAGCAAGCTCATAGAAGCGGAACACATCATCCCTGTGATCGACAAAGTTTTTCCCTTTGCAGCGACAAAGGATGCTCTTGACTATCTTGCCCGGGGACATGCGAAGGGCAAAGTTGTCGTTATGATACAAGAGTGACAACAACTGCTGTTTGCGTCTGCCCACGATAAGAGACAACCGCTAAAGTCTGTTGCTTCAGGAACTAAATCCGCTGCCTCATGGAAGAGATGCGGCATATCCGCTGTTCGCTCTAAGCGGACTGTAGTAGCAGCATAACCACTACCGTTAATGGCCGAATCATCTAACTTTGAGCAGGTCACAGAACCTCGTAGTATAGCGCGGGGATAGCATTTCTCTCTTCATCTGCCATGCGGTCAGAGTTCCCTACCCTGCAAAATACAGCGTACCCCTGCCATCCTTCGCGTTGAGATGGTCAAGAACTTGCATCAACTTCTCGCTGTTCTGTCGCGGTGCATTGTCATCGAAGATGATTCAGTTGTGCCACGCCCTGACTTAAGAAGTCACCGAGCATAACTCCTATGTGGACTCTTGCATACGGCTACCTGGCAGGGCACTGTGATGTCTAATAGCAATACTTCATTGTTTTGTAAAGCACAGCAACTATTTATATGTAGTGGTGTCTTAAAGTGTAATCACTAAAACATAGGCCCTTAAATGACTACTTTACTCGTTGCAGCAACACTCTTTACTGTCTCAGGACTCATGATGTTTGGGCTTTTACAACTGTGGGAAGGCATATCGAATAATCACGAAAAGTTTTGATAGCCATTAGGCTTAAAGCTCATCCCGTTACTGGCAAATATTTATAGATAGTCTTCACACCTACACCGATCACATCGGCTATCTGTTGGCGTGTAGCTCCGTTCTCCAGCATCCGGCGGCAGCGTTCCACAACTTCGGTAGTCATTATCCGGCGGCGGCCACCGATGCGCCCCAGTTCCCTCGCCGCTGCTAAACCGGCGCGGGTACGTTCGACGATTAGCTCTCTTTCCATTTCCGCCAGTGCACTCATGACGTGGAAAAAAAAACGTCCTGCTGGCGTGCTGGTATCAATGCTGTCGGTCAGACTGCGAAAATGAATTCCCCGCTCCTGCAGTTCAGATACCAACGTAATGAGGTCGCGTACGCTGCGACCGAGGCGATCCAGCTTCCATACAACCAGCGAATCACCAGGCCGAAGACGGCGTATCGCTTTCCGTAATCCAGGCCTTTTAGCATTCTTACCACTGGCGGTGTCTTCGAAAATTAGTTCACATTCTGCGCGAACCAGCGCGTTTTTCTGTAAATCGAGGTTTTGATCGCCGGTAGACACCCGCGCGTAGCCAATCAGCATTATGCAACCCTTTGAAATAGCTGATTGTAAATTGCCGGGATTGTTCGCGTAAACCTGGGTTCAGGCGAAGGCGATCCTATAGTTGCTCCTGAAAAAGTCAGAGCGGCATTAGGTGGCACAGTTAGCGAGGCTATACGATATGTGAGTGTTGATGGTTTTGAGCCAGATTTAACCGGCACGACAGACTCTACACTATCAGTTTTGAAAGCAGCGGCGGTCGCAAAAACTCTCGCGGACAGCGCGTATGTAACGGGGGATACTAAATATTACGTTGTGCAGTTTGGGTTTGGCGCTTATATGCTTGGCGATGTACCACTGTATACCGGCATAACATATGAGGGTCAGGATAATGGTTCTTTTATTATACCAAAGCCGGGCGCTAAGTTTTGCCTTACCACGACGGGCACCGAACCCTATGCAACCAGTAGTTCAAAACGGTTATATAACGGCACAATAAAAAACCTGCGTATTGGATGTGCGTTCCGGGAAACAGTATTCCCGGTTCCTGCCGGTGTCGGCGGTATTAATATTGAGTATGCCTCATACATTAAAATTGAAAATGTAGAAATGCGGATGCTGAATGGTCCGGGACTGGACCTGAAGGAGGTGTGGGATTCTGATATCAATATCAGAATGATGAAGGTAGGGAATATTACTGACCCTGCAAATCCGGTTCCTGCGTTGCGTATTAATATGGGTTCTGGGACTGACGGGAGTAACGCGCTGCGTTTTTGGGGGCTCCACATTGAAGAATGTCCCAAGTCTATGCAGATTGAGCCAGGCTCTCGCCATATTTTTTTCAACTCTCCAAAAATCGAGGGTGGTACGATTACATCAACGATAGTTGGCGCTGCCGGTTTATCATTTTCTGGTGCTGAATTTACCTGGGCGAGAAATGACATCCCTCAGTTTTCCATCACTCGTACAGATTCATACGAATCGTTTGGGGTGGTTTTTGACACCCCACAGTTTAACAGCGGCGGTCTTGCCCCTCGTGGCTGGTATATCCATCATGAGGGTAACTCCGGCCACCTGTTGATTTCGAATCCGATTGGCAAGTTCGTAAAAACGATGGTGAGTGGTAACAGCTGGATATCCAGAGGCGGTGTTGCGTATGCCTGCGGACCGGATTTTATGAAGGGTACGTGGAGTTGTACGGTCGATGGTCTGGTTGCCAGAGCCATAATGAAAACATCAACTGCCGGCTCTGCTGTAACTGACGGAACGGGTGATTTCATCGTCCTGTCCGGCGGGGATAACGTGGTGCGGAACTGCAAACTTCACTCGGCGGGCGCGATTGATGACGGACTGGCCTTTATAAACATTCTGGGCTGTAACAATGACGTTGCCTGTAATGACAACTCGTTTTCAGGAGCAAGGCAGTACGGGATCAGGGGTAGCATAACGAGCTATAAGGTTCGCAATAACTCCCTGGTGGATAGCGGCACTCTGGCCGCTACAATGTCTGCAGCAGCAGCACGATATAGCCTGACGAACCCCGGCGCTAATGGTATGGGCTCTGGTGGTTTCAAAAGCGCGAACGTTACTATATCCGCTGGCGCTGCGGGCTCACTCGACATCATTTCCGGAGCGACAACACTTCTCATCAGGGCTTCTTCCGCGCTGGGATTCGCAGCGGCAAAAATCTTTGTGGATGCGAACTTTTCGACAGTTGCGCTTGAACAGAGTCTTGGTGGGATATTCGCAACAGGTGCGGGAACACCTGGTGACGGTAAAGTTTATATCACGAAATCAGGTTCAAACCTGATACTGACGAACTATAACAGCGCTGCGACATTTTATGTCATGGCTCTGTCTGCCGTAATATGAGGTCTGTATGTTATTCAGAGAGTTAATTGAAGGGAATGTCATTCCCCTACCGGAAGGTGATGAATTTACTGTGACAAGTGTTCCTGAAAAAGACCCGGTGACAGGATGCCTGTTTGTTAACGGTATATTATCTGACGGTTCCGAATCACGGTATTTTGCGACCGAAGATACTCTGGTAACGGTGGTTGAAGAGTAAAAAAATATCCCGCCATTACTGGCGGGCATTTGTTATACAGAAACTTCCTCAAAGCTCAGATTGTAAGTTTCACTCTACTCGAATGCTGAATGGCTGGTTTAAACGGCCTTGACCAGATACTGGCTTAAAACACCTTGTGAAGCCAGCCAGGAATCAACGGCCTGGCTGGCTTTTTCCGCATTGTTGAAGTTAAAAGAGGCTATATAGCCCTCTTTTTCGATTGGCGTTATTTCATAAGCCCTTTTGACCTCGCCGTCATTATTGTCTTCAGGTAGTATCGCTTCATATAAATACAGCATTGGGTTTCCTTAATCAGATGTGGATATAGCCTCGGTTCCTTTTGGCAACCAGTAAACCGGCAGCTTAATCTGCATCGTCCCTACGTATCCTGAGACACGTATAGCCGGTGACGCCTTCAGTGTTCCGAGCGCATACTGATAGCCCACCTCACAATATGTTTGTACACCAACATATTTTTCAGTGGTCAAAGGCGTACCTTCAGCAGTCAGTAGCTCGCTGATATTTCGTGTTGCACCAATGACTGAAGCAAGATAATTAAATGCTCTCGATGTCTGATAAACGTTATTCGTCAACGTTGTGGTAAAGGTTGGCTTGCCGTAGTAATACAGTTTAGTTGACAGTGTTACTGCGCCAGCAGTGACTGTGCTCATTTTCATCGACAATGCTGAAAATATCTGATTAAACCGGTTCACGGGCGTCAAAAGCGACTGATTACGTATTTCAAGCGTGTCCGTTTCAGCGGTTGCGGTCAGATTAACAACTACCAGCCCATCATCCGGATCAATACCGCCATACGTTGCCGTCATACCTCCGGTTAAACTGAAAGTCATGTTGGTCGCCGGGTCTAAAGTTACCGGGGTTCCCTCAGAGCCACTAAGACGGAATAAGCCTGAGTTAAGGCTGTCACCATAACGCATCAGGCACTGTTCATAGGGCGTGTTTGCGTTACGGAAGAAGCCGCGAACACGTGACGAGGTGCCATCGTTATATCCCATAATCGCGACATGAGGCTCTGACTCCACATCAGGAAAACGAAAATCACAATCAACAATTTCCAGATGCCCAAGCATAGTTGAAGAGGATGCCACGAGTTGCCGCCGGGAAGAGAACTCGCCTGCCTTTTTCTGGGCATTAAAGAAAGAAGCATGGAAATAGACTTTGTTCAACCTTCCGTTGTCATATTCCCATTCCGGAGCGGTCGAGTTCTGACTGATAAGATAAGAGCCATACCCCTCAGCAAAAGAACCATTGGTAAATCTGAAAACACAGGCTCTTGCTCCATTGGCTAAACACAAAAGTGCACCCCCGGCATAATCCCCGGAATTATTATCAAAGGTGACATTCCATCCGACCAGGTCCCAGTAAATATTATGTGAGCGGGAATTACCAATCGTGCAGGAGCGTATTAATATACGCTCACCTGAATTGCTCTTGTTGACACCCAACCCGGCAACATTATAGTAATTCTGAACAAAGTCGCAGCGTTCAACGGTGATAATGTAAGTATCGAACCCATAAAACCCAAGTCCAACATGAAAGTTTCGCACCACCACATCTGCCAGGAATATATCTCTGACGGTGAGATAACCCGATTTTGTGTTACCGATAGCAATACCACAACCTGTACTGACGGTATTACCCGGCCCAAGAATACGGAATTTCCCTGATTTATTCCTGAATATACTGAAGCCCTGAGCTTGAATGTACCCGCCCATGCTGGCAGTTAAACCAGGGAAATCTTCATTCCTGATAACAACACAATCATCAATGAGAGACGTTCGCAGGTCGATAAATCCACTTCCAGTAAATGCCATAAATGATGGTATGACAATCTGCTCGTCAATAGTGTAATAAGCATTTTTAGAAAGGTATGTGGGGTGAGGCACATGCATCACTTGGACAGCACGAATAAATGTTGTGTCAGAATCGACGATTTTTTTAACTTCACCCCGAATGATTTTATTCGCAGCTGAGCCGAAGTTACTCCCATCGGCCAGTAAACCACCCAGCCTGATATCTATTCCATTAGCGCAGTCCGTTACCCATCGTGAGCCGGTTGGCGTCACAATAATGCGATAGCCATCGTCTTCAGACGTGGTATCTGAAGCATCATAAAAGAAGACAGCATCAATAATTGCGCCATCGGGAACAGCGCGGTGCAAGGTGATTGACTGTTTATCATAGGTCGGTTCGGTTGCCCTCAACGACACGATGCTGGAACATTTCCCCAGCCATTTCAACCCGTCGCCTGAACCCAGGTTTGAGCGAAGAGCCGCATCACCAATATTCGACCATTTCCCCGTTGGGTTTTCAGCCGACCACACTCCACCATCATTCTCTGGAGAATCTCCGGTAATGACGTGCTCAAGCTCTCCAAGGTATTTGTACCAGGAGCCATTGTAGTAAACGATTTGCTGGCGATTATCGACCGTGAGGCCAGTCGCCCAGTTTCCCAGCTCCTGCCAGCCAATGGCACCTACCGCCTGTTCTCCACGTCCCGTGATATACGTGATGAAGCGATTGAAGATCATCTCCATACCGTACCAGGTGCGGCGAAGTACAGCGAAACGATCCGGCAATGACTCTGATTCGCGGCCATTGACTAACTTATCCAGATTGGTTGCGTTCTTCAGCAATATCTGTGGTGATGTCGAGCCAAGCTTTTCGTTGTCGGCCATACATTGTGCTCCAAAAATGAAAAACCCGCCGAATGAGGCGGGTGAATGGGTGCTTTTTAAAAAGTTAAGCGACGTCGCCGGGGTATGTGGCGTCGTCGTAGGCGTAGAACGATTCAAGATATTCGTTGGCGGTCACCTGACAGATGCCGTCAGACTGTGGGGCAATTTCTGCCACCAGCGCATCATAGACATGCCGAGTTGAGCCGCAGAACACCAGCCGGATCGGCTCGATGGTTGCAGACGATAAATTGATTTTCAGCAGGTCATCAAACTCACTCAGATGCGGGACCGAAAGTTGATAATCCCCTGCTCTGGTCGCCACCATAAGCCCGGAGGCCGAGCCATCCTGGTAACGGACCAGCGCGCGAGGGTTTTCAAAAGACCAGTTCAGCGGCTCCGTGACGGTGAAGGTCGTTACACCGCCAGCCGTTGTCATCTCCTCAACCAGACAAGAAATCGTATTATTCCCCGGTATATCGTCGGTCAGCACAATACGATCGCCAACGTTGTAGCAGAGGGCGTCCAGTTCGGTCGTTGTCTGAAACGTTACCCGCTGCTGCAGGTATTTCATCAGGCGCCGCATTCCGATTTGATAAGCGCGATCCTGACTCAATACCCCGTCGAGTTTGTAATCCTCGATTTTCACCGGTGTAGGGTTATCGGGAGTTCGACATTTAACGGTCTCTTCCGCCCAGGTGGTCCCGTTGACATAAGTCACATCAACCCCGTCGTATTCATCGTCAGATGGCGCAGTGAAACCACTCTGCAGCTCTTCGACCATCTCATGCGGGGTGATCACACCTGACCAGGGCTTAATCCCTTCCCTGTTAACTGTCGCCAGGCCATCACTCAACAGAAAACGGGACTTCCCGGCGTTGGCGATCTTTTGCAGCATTTCCAGTGCCGAGATACTGTCGCCAGTAGCGAAATCAAAATACTCGCTACGCGGCGTCCAGTACGCAGACTCCAGCTCATTAATGGTATCGACATCCATCTCCAGCCCCAGCGAATTCGCGACATGCAGCAGCGCGCCAGAAATGGTTCTGGCCGTTCCGGTTTCATAGGCGCGCGTCCCCACAACGTTTACGCGGCGGTCTGATTGCGCCGCCAGTTTACCGCCCGTCTCGACGGTCACCGCCATCAGCGACACACCGGGATAGGATGAAGGTCGCGTCAGCAGGCGCCCGCGCAGTGCCTGCCAGTACATCGAATCCCTGGCATTATTGGAGCCCTGCTCGTTGCGCCGTCGGCAGCGAACCTCTACAAGCCCCGGAGAACCGAGTGTGATCCGCTCAGTAAAGCCCAGACCGTTAACGTTTTTCAGCGCGTACTCGCCCTGTTTACTGACCCACCCTGAGCCGGAGCCGTAAATCCGGTACTGAATTTCCCACTCAACATGCCGGAGTCGTTTCTTGCCCTTGCTGTCAAAACCGCAGATGCCGTTCGGAAAGGAAAAATTCACTTCGAACATATCCACCACTTCATTTTCAGGGCATACCAGGAACGGCCCCAGCCAGCTCAGCGTGTCGTTAAGGCCAGTGGCCTCATAGTCGATCATCGCCCTGGCGGTGAATCCCGGCCATGACTCATCAACAGCACCGTTAACCAGACGCGCCACCGTCGCCGTCGTGCCGTCAGTTGACACAATCCTGTACTCATTCCCGCGGTGAGCAAGTGAAAGCCGTTGCACGCCTTCAGGCATGCCCGAAAATGCGGTTCCCGTGGCGCCGTTATAGGCGAGCGTCACGTTTGCTGTTACCGCCGGACTGCCGCCGGTTGATGCCGTGCCGGCGGTGTAAACAGGGGCATCACCGAAGACGGAAGCTGGTAGTGTGGAGGATGTGATGTCACCACCAGAGAACGGGCTGGCCGCCTCAGTTATCACTACAGTCCCGCCGTTATCCTGCGCGACCAGGCCGGAACCAGTCAGCCCTTCGGTGATAGCCGCCAGCAGTCCCGACATCGAGATATAGTTCGCCACCAGAGACACCGCGTAAGCGATCCCCTTCCACGTGATCGTGAACGTGCTGGAGCTGGTCGAAAAATCGTAGGTGGTAGGGGCTGCGCTGGCCTGTACTTTAGCAGCGCTGCCACCAACGCCGGGGACGGCGGCCTGACCCGGCGTATATGACGCAATAAACAGATCGTAATCGACTGAGTTAAACCCCAGCGTCACCGGCATACCAACCACCGGCGCGATCTCTGTCAGAAGAGGACTGGCGATAACGCTGTACCCGGCCGCCGTTGATATCTGGTAGTTGGCAGGAGCCTTTATCTCAACAATCGCGCCTTCTACCCAGCTATCCGGCAGAGAATTGTCGTTATCGTCGTCATCATCGCCATCATCCGTGTCCAGCCCGGTAAACGTTACGTCTGCTCCGGCCACGGTCATGCTGTCCGCGATAATGTCGTCCGCATCCGGCGACGTCTGGGCCATATCAAGACCGGTACCGGATGACGTCCCGCCCACCTCGGTAGAATTGAACCAGTTTTCACTGCGCTCATCGCCGGAAACGTCCGCACCAGGGGGATAATGCGTGCTGCTGAATCCCGGCAGGGTCGATGTAGGCGTACTGCCAACCCGGATATCGCCATTGGTATAATCCAGAGTTCCGACACCAAGGCACAGCAGCATCTGCACCCGCATTTTCGTGGGATCGGCAGCATCGAACCGGGTAACGGGCTGCACAACATAATCAGGATAAATACGCACGCGCCCAAATACCTCCCGAATGGCATCACCGAGTTTCGCCGTATTCGCCTTTGCTGGGTTCAGATCGAGGCTTCGTCCGGTGGATGACGTGTAGCCACCAGCATCAATATTACCCATCATGAACAGTGAGTAGGCCGCCGTTGCCACGGCGATACCAACCCCTATCCATGCGATCGTAGCTACTTCAAGCCCAAAAGGAACCGGGTACATGCGGACATCGCTTTCCGGCCGGATGATGCGAAACGCCCATTCGCCAGGTGGTACCGGCTGGCCATCGAGTTCAATAGCCAGCGGTGGAACATCCCGATCCTCATAGTCTTCGACATTGGCAACCAGCCAGCTGCGAATGCTGGTAACGCCATGCTCATGCGTTTCGAGTGGTTCACCGGGCAGCCGCGACGGGTAAAAACGAATGGTCATTGCCAGAACTCCACTTTGACAAATCGCCGCTTAAATCGCGGCAAAGGCAGAATGGTGACGTTTGTTCCCGGATTACATTCCGCCACGTGCAGCAGGCCACCGATATTGACGACGATACCGACATGGGTGACGGTTGAACCGGAATAACAGGCCACCCCGGCGCCTTCGCGCGGTTCGCAGCGCTCCAGAGAAAGCATCATCCGGCGCGCTTCGCGGTCGAGCCCGCCGTCGTCTTTGGTTACCCCAGCGAACTCAGGCCAGAGAGGCAGTCCAAGGTCCGCCCGGATTTCGTTCACAATGCCGAAGCAGTCGAGTTGCGGATACACTCTGCCGCCCTTCAGCCAGGTGACTGAAAGGTATTTATCAGGGTTAAACATTGGGATTCCTTAGCTGATGTAACGCAGACCGGGGAATGATGGGAGCGTATAACGGTACCGCGGCCAGGCTGTATCGAGGACATTCATATAGCCCGCGGTGATCTGTACCTCTGTCGCCGTCCAGTAGCCAGACTTGACTTGCAGCGTATACGGTACCGCCGCAGGCGCCGCTAAATCTGTGGAGATATAACTCCGGTAAGTCAGCGACGCCGAAAGTCGGTTCGCCAGCGCACTGCGGATCGCAGTGGACACAACGCCATCGATATTACACAGAGCAAATTTCAAATCCTGCGTGCCGTCCTCGTTACGCGCTGGCAATGCAATATCCATCGCGCAGGCGGTAAACGTTACGGTCTCGCCGTTCTCCGTCGTCGCAGTGATATCCTCATAACCCTGGCAGAGGTAGTGAACATCAGAACCGATAGTTATCTGCAGCGTTTCAATGATCACCTCTGACCCGCTACTGGCGTAAAGGCGGTTAATCTGCGTCATGCTTTGGCCACTCCTTATTCAGCGCGATATCCAGCAGCGAGCTGCCGACTATCCATTCCGGATAATGTCCCCATCCAGCCGGAGGCAATGGGCGCTCCCATAACTCAACAGGTGCCGTATACCTCCAGTAAAACCCACCCTCCGGAGTGGGTCCCTTATAAATGTCTGTGAAGCGACATACATAATTTTTAAGCCCTACAGGAGTTAATAACGGTATGTTGAACCAGGCCGCCCCGTCAGATAGCACATCGCGAAACCATGCTTCAAAGGCCTGAGCTTGCGCATCATTAAATATCCATGCCAGATCTGTTTGGGTTGGTGTCGAGGTATAAGCACGCCGCTGCCGCGCGCGACCAGTTACCATCGATGTCCGTTTCAGCGGAGAAACCGGAGTTAAACCAAAATTATCTTTAAGGGGGCCTGGCAGGTAATCGGAGGGATAGTAGAGCGTTGAGGTGATAGCCATCAGCCGATTTTCCTCCCAGAGTTAGTTTTGCTGGTTAATGCTCTGTGCAAATCACCCTGCCCACTTGCAACTGAGTTCACCGCCTTTCGATATCCCCGTTCAGCACCCTCATCGGCGGCTTTGCGCACCAGCGCCAAAGTTGCATCGGATGGGTTCCCATTTATTGGGATATTGATAGTAGGCGAATAAATAGCGCCGCTTCCGGTTGATTGAGTCGCGACCCTATCCAGAGTGGCATCCAGCTTTGCGCTGGTTTTAGCAGTAGTAACTCGCTCGCCTTTTTGCAGGAGCCATGTACCCGTCTCTGGGACACTATCAAGCCCATCGTGGGCCATCCCCACAGCAGAAATGTTGGATACGATACTCGCTGTTGAGGCTGCAACACTAGCCATAGCTGCAAGGTTGTAGGGAAATGGATTTGCGGCCGCCATAGCGATCCCTTGCTGAATAGCAATAATTGATTGAGCTATAGCTGCAGCTTTTTGAACAGCAAATGCTGCTTTATATATGCCTGATTGCTCCCCAAAAGCAGTACGAGTCATATCAACCATTGATCCCAGACCATCAACAACACTACTTAACATCAGTTGATTACGGGCATCGTCGAGCCTGTTCATTTCATCCTGGTGTTTTTTCTTTAACTCAAGTTCTCTGGCGTCCCATTCTTCATTAAGGTCAGAGCGTGCCTGTCGGTTCTGTTCAAGCAAATCAAGTTGGTTCTGATACCACTTTTCCTGCTCTTTCTGCGCATCATCGACTTTTCTTAGCTCACCGAGTTGCCCACCAAACATGGGGTCTATACCACTAAATTTAGGCATATCGGCAAATGAATCTTCGGTGATAGCTTTGGTTGCTTTTTTTACTTCTTCCTTGCTGACTCCGGGCAATCCCTGAATATCTTTCAGGACTTTAAAGCGTTCTTTCGTGGTTTTAAGGAGCTTTTCTTCAGGTGTTAATAACTCATCCTGTAAATCACGGAATTTTGACAGGGCATTGTATTTATCAATTTCAGATGCAAGCCCTTCCAGCCTAATCTGTTGCTCTTTATTAATACCTACAAGTTTTCCAGTAGATAAATCGAATCGCAGTTTTTCAAGCTCTGTGACTTCTTTCGTTTTACCAGTAAGTTGATCGGTTAATACAATCTGACGTAGATAGCTCTGCTCCACAGCTTTATAAGCATTATCAAGTTTATTTACTGGTGTTTTAGCAGGCTTACCATTCGTACTTCCCGCAGGTAGTGCAAACGGATTGTTAGTTCCTACTGTTGCAGCCTGAAGAGGTAGAGATACCCTGCTGGTATTAGAAAGTTTATCTCTTGTTTCTATAAGAGAAAGTAACTCATCATTGAGGGCTTTTGCGCTGTCATCTACTCCGGTAAGCCAACCAAACATCGACTCACCTTTAGAGTAAAAACCATTTCTTCCCTCAAGGCTTTTTTGCAAATAAGTAATACGTTCATTGACCTGGTCAATATTCGAGAGGTCAATTTTACCGCTAAGTGCCGCGAAACGGTTACCAGTGCTAGAGGCAAGTTGGCCAGCTCCCGCAGCAGCTTTTACAAGCCATCCGGCAAGCTTGGCAACTTCTGATACAAGATCAGAAATACCTTGAAGAACAACAGGATCAGTCAGTACATCGTGAAGTTTATCAAGTGAACTCTGTAAAGGGTTTAGATCGACTTTAGCTAACCCTGCCGAAATCTCAATTTTGAGCCCAGCGACTTGAGCCTCCATATCTTCAAAGAGCTGGTTTACCTTCACTAAATCATCAATAGAGGATGGATCGGGAGCAACACCATAATCTTTAGCAAGATCAATAAACTGTTTAAGTTTTTTATTATTGTTATCAAACAAAGGAAGCAATTTTGAAAGGTCATTACCCAAACTTTCAAGAATCGTTGTTTTCTCGGCATTAGTACTAATTTTCTCTAGGGATTCACCTATAGCGAGCAATTGTTTATCCGGACTAACTTTTGATAGTTTTTCAGCTGATAATCCAAGGGCATTAAGTGCATCTACAGCTTCACCAGATTTATTTAATACTGCATCGCCAATTTTATCGCCAATATCCTTAAAGATATCAGCCATTTGATCACCCGATACACCAGCCTTTTCAGCGGCAAACTGCCAAGCGAGAAGCTCTTGAGTAGATAGCTGTAATGATTTAGCCCAGCGAGCAGTTTCTGATATTTGCCTTGATGTTGATTTAAGCAATTGAAATCCGGAGGCACCTACAGCTAGCCCAGCAGCAATAGCAGCAGCCCCTATCCCTGTAAGCGCTGCACTAGATTTTGCCACATCATCTTGTACCTGCTTACTCCACTTGGCTGATGCACGTTCAGCTTTATCCATCCCTGAAACAAATCCACCAACTTTTGCAATCAAGTCGATAGTAAGAGTACCTAGTGACTTGCCAGCCATAAATTCTCCAAGAGAAAAAACCCGCTAAAAGCAGGCTTTATTTTAACAATTATCCTTTAACCTCCTTTTAAGGGTGGATACAAAATCTTTCCTTAATGAATCCGGGAGATCTCGTTCCAACCTATCGATTAAAGGCATGTTCATCAAAAGGATATCATTAACGCTACTTGAACCATGTTTTTTCAAAAAAATAAGAGCTAGATTATCTACAGCCAATATATTTAGGCATGGCTCACCATCCTTTGAAGAAATAAAATAATTTGCAGAGCACGATTCTATTTTTGTGAAGTCTACTTCTGGTAATGAACGTTTTTTCCCTGAAAAAGATATAAAAATACCAGCAAGAAAAAGCACAATAGCAATTAATAAATAATTTTGCTGTTGTGCCATTAGCCCAAGGTTATTCACCCTTGAACCATCACCAACATCAACACTCACATCCATAAAGAACAATGAATATACTGCAAGAACTACGCCTACCAGCGATAACAACTGTCCTGAACTCTTCATATCATTCCCTCGTGATAATAGTTATCAAAAGGGTAGCAGGATTTTTAAAATCCCAAAACTACAATCACTCCCACGTTTTCATCGCGTCCTCAAGCGATACAGCTGATTCATTGATATGCGGGGCGAAGTCGCTGATCTTGTATGGCGGTGTGTTCGTAGACTTATTGATATTTGCCAGAACGGAAGCAACCAACGCTGCGCCCCACTCAGTACGCATCATAATGTTAAGCGGACCATACTTATCGCGGTACTTTACCCACACCTGAAACTCACGAAGGCTTATTCGCTCCTGAGCCTCAGCGATCGTTCGCCCACCGATGCCGTTCATGACTAACTCACACCAGAACTCGTCTTCTCCTGTGAGTTCGTATTCTTTCCCAGCTCGTTGACTTCCTGCATAGCCAATAGCAAAGCAACGACAATCGGGCCATCCAGTGCACCACGTTCTTCAGATGCAGTTCCAAGGATATCAGCCGCCGTGAAAATTGGCTTACCTTCTTCATCGCAAATGTTACCAGCGATGCGCTCGGCAACTGGATCGGACTTCCCGTTATAAGCCAGCAGATCGGCTTTTGTGGTGTGGTAACCCATAGGACGCACAAAAACGGTTGCGATATGTTCTTTCCCGTCACGACCTTTCCATTTTATTTCTTTCTCTACCGGACGGCCGGTAAAGGCGCCGGTTTCTTTTAACGTGTCGAGGGTAAGTTGCATGTTATCTCCTGTTAAAGAAAAACCCGCAATTAAGTGGGTTGCACAATTTATTCATGTGATTACTCTGGGCGAGCGTTAACGAATCCCGGCAAACATAGCTGGCCCTGCTTATCCAAGTTCTCAATACGAGAAAGTAGATGCGGTTTTTTCTCTTTACCCCACCGGCGTAACAAACGACCTGACATACTGGCGACATCCTTCTCCTTCATGTACTCCAGCATTACTGCATTACGTTCCGACTCTAAATTACGCGCCCCTTGCGCGAGCATGTCAGCCATCCAGTCAAATGCCGCGATGTACGCTTCCTTAAAAGCGAATGCGGCGGCACCGGTGAAGCTGAACACCAACATAGTCCAGCCATTCCTTGTCATGCGATAGAATGGTTGGGGCTTTCCATTCTGTAACTCATTGTTTTCATGGCAAAGCGTAAAATTGCGCTCTGCAAATTCAGGAGAGCATGAGCAGATTACTTTTCTCGTTTTCCTCATCACATCCTTGTGTTCTTTCCTGAACGCCTTTGCGACTTTGAAGGTGTCGGTCGCAGAGTCAGTACCTGAAAGAAAAATTAGCTCGCGAAAATCGAAGCCATTAATTACCGTTGGATATTGCATGGCGATTACCTTTCAAAAAAGAGACCTCTGTCTCACCAGAACGGCCATGCCCGAGCGCACCATGCTGCGATGGCGTTCTCAGAGGTCGCTTTTGTGAATGGTCCCGGGGCTGGAATGCGCGGTGAGTGCGCAGTGAAATTCTGTGGAACAAAACCCCGGATTGAACCGGGGCAATTTATATTAACTACCAGCTTGCGTTTTACGTACCCAAAGTCCGGGACCGCTGCGTTGCATTGTGGCCGCGGTAGCCACTACAGCATTAGCCTGGAAGTCGAACGGGAAATCGCTGACATAGGCGCGGAACGTATACCAGGTGCGATCTGTCGGTAGTTCCATTTCACCAGCTGAAAGTGTCGGGATAGACTCGCCATCAGACCAGCCAATCGCCCACTGAATAAGCTCATCCTGGTATTCGTCCAGTTCTGCAAGTTGCCACATCAGGTAATGCGATTCGTTATCAGGATCGGCATTGATGGTTACCGACGCTTGGCCAGGGGTGCGGAGTCCTTTTTTGTACGTTCGGCTGTTACGTTCACTCAGGCAGGTATCTTCGATTTGATCTGCCGGGTTCGCGCCGGGGTTAAAATTAGTTATGCATTCAATCTCATGAATAACACCACGGATCAGCGCGTACAGCTGGGTACCCTGCGTTAACACAGACATAGTTATCTCCGAAAATAAAAAACCGGCTCAGGGCCGGCGTTTGGAAGGTTTGTTGATTAACGTTTAACTATCCAGTCAACGTCGAATGAATAACGGTAGCGTTTTGTTTCCGGGTCACGGCTCTGTGCACCCCATCGGGTGATGTAGGCGTGTGGTTCAATGGCATTACGCAGCGCCATTGCTACTGCCTGTGCCGATAAAGCAGTAACCGAATAGACGTCTACCTGGAGGGTGTAGCTATCTGCGTCTGGGCGCCTGTCCAGGTAATTCTCTGGCTCTCCACTGACGTTTTGCCAGACGACATAGGGATAGACGATATTGTCATCTTGCAGACCAAATGGGTAAAGTCTGAGTGGATCTGAACCGATTAGCGCGGTTACCTCTTGGCTGGCTGCGCAAACGTTAAAGATAGGTGCGATCATCCTCTACCTCCTTTCTTGG